GAGTAACTCCACTGCTTCTAAGCAAAGAACCATCAGTATATAAATAACCCTTGAGAAATGCAGTAAGCAAATCAAGGTTTTCATGATAGAGTATCCATTCGGGTATCCTTTTGTTATAAGACCTTGTTCCGATATGCTTTGAGAGAAACTCTCCCATGTCTTTGTCGTGGAACTGGATTCTTTCATGGCTTCTATACATCTTGAAGGAGGGCGTAGTTCCCATTACTGTCTCTATTAGCACAGCAAGTCTGTCGATTATTTCAGGATACTTACTATCCATTGCAAAGCCTATTGATTGAACATTCTTATGCTGTGTAAACCAGCCATCACCTGCAAACATTCCACATAGCTCAGCAAACTCTTTTGTTAGCTTTACCGTTCTTGTGGTCTGTCCATGACATGCAATGACAAGCTCGGTGTCAGTTCTGTAAGGCTTAGGAACAGGAAGTCCTATCCACTCTCCGGGCTCAATCTCATAAGCTTGTTTCCATTCAGGCTCAGGATAGTCTATTCTTTCCACATCATAAGTTCCTTCTTCATTTTGTTTGTATATTCGTTTCCTTCCTTTGGATACGAGTATTGGATGTTCTCGAGTGCATTTGATAGGGAGTATCCCTACGGCACTTATTGTAATCATATTTTCTGATTCTCTCTCGAATGTTTCAGTAACTTTCTGAGGTCGTCCATCACCATCAATAATCCAATCTCCAACTTTAATGTCTTGAATGTCTTTGACTCCTGTTCTTGTATTGACAGGAGTATTTTTAGGGAAACAAGCTGCTTGTACGCTCATTGGTGCTTGACCAAGATCATCAAGAAAGAATACTGTAAGCTTATCAGCATTGATAAGTTTATTCAATTCACCGAATGGCAGGAAGTGTGCTTCTCTGCCTTCCTTATCTGGGAATGGTAGCCCTTTATAGTCAGTAGGGTCTGATACCACTGGGTGACTTACGATAAGCTCAGCATTGGCTTCTCTGCATGCCTGAGCGACAATATCGCTCTTGCCTACTCCAGGTGCTCCTTTAATTAATCCTGGAAGATTATTCTTGATAGCGAATTTGATTGTGTTCTTTAGAATTGCGGGGCGCATAATTCCTCCTTGTTTATTAGTTTGTCTTCTACATATTGAACTCTTAATAAGCTTTCAATCTCTGTTGGTATATCGTCTATATAGATAGCAGTAATATACTGATCTTGAGAATTTTTACTCTCACTGTATATTCTTATAACTACAGGGACAGGATTGTCTTGCTTAGTATACATTATTGCAGCAAAAAAATCATCAAGATTAATCTTGTTATGTTTCTGTCCCATATCTATTTTAAGAGTACCATTCTTATTTCTGAGAATAGAAAATCTATATTCGCATATACCATTCTTTAAATCTTTGTTGCTGTCTGTTCCTATAACTATTGCTGAAAGAGCGCCAAATCTGTTTGAGGTACAAAGTCTTCTAGGATATCCCAATGACAGTATCTTACCAGTAAACAATACTTGGGGAATATACTTTTGTTGCTTGGTAACTATAGTATTTCTTGTCCACGTATTATTGCTAAGCAGTGAGTTGAGAGTCTTTATCTTTGACCATTTAAAATACGTAGACTTTTTAAACACAGACGATGATGGTTCTATAAGCCACCATGTAGTAAGGTTACGAGACGGTAATGACATAGTTAGATTTTTATCTATAGTAAGCTTAAGAACAATACAGTGTTTATTGTAAGCATACTCCACTATGTCTATGTTATCTTTTATTGCTTTAGTTATTGCTACACCATAAGCGTTGTTTAGTTTACATGAATAATTTCGTGGAATAAAAGAATGAGATAATGGGAAGCTATACATATCTTCATGTATCGACATGTGATGTTTTAGTTTTAATAGTAGATTGTGTAGTTTCATTATCTTCTCTATAAGTTTAGAGCCCCCAGAATAGGGGGCTCTGTTTTACTAAGTCTTTACTAAGTCAATGTTAGGAAATTCTAACATTGTTCTCTTTTACGTATTTAACTCCAGCAACTTCTATCATGTCGCTTTTATATAGTTCCCTAATCTTTATCTTGTCTGGGATCATGTTAACAGATTTAGGTTCTATAATGTCTTTAATCTTTTTATACTCATCGTAAGAAAGCTTAAGCTCTACAGTTTTATAAGATGCTGGAATTTCTTCTTCATCATCGATTTGAATCTTTAATGGATTCTGAGTTAGTGTTACTTTGTATACTCCGTTTGTCAATGTCTTCTGACCCGAAGCAGTCATAACATCGATGATTCTATCTTTCCACCATGCTGCTCTTTTTGTAAGCTGCTTAGCTTTCTTAGTAAGTCTATCAGCTTCTTCTTTGCATATCTTAGCATATCCTTCGAGTTCATCACGAATAGAAGCAAGGTCAAATACTTTTGCTATAGTAATAGCATTTACTTTTTCCATATATTCTTCTATTTCTTTTGTGATAACTCCACCGGATTCCTCAAGCATATCGTCAAGCTTACGATATATTTCTTCATACTTCATTAAGTTCATGTCTGCTCCTAACAGCATCGTCTACCATACTCTGCTAAGAGTATAGCTTCTGCTATGTTATCATCTGATTTGATTATTTTAATAAGATCAGGGAAGAGTTGTTTAGCTAGCTTAATAGAGGCAGGCTTGCCTTTCTTCTCAAGCTTAAAATACTTTTTCCATTTTGTTCCGTCTACTTCTTCAAATGGAATTTCAAGACTAATCAAGATGCCTATAAGAATACCATAGTTTGTCAAAGATGTATGAACTCCCTTTTGAGGATACCTATATGGTATAAGAGCCTTACATTTTGGACATGGCTTCTTACCAATCATTTGTTTGGTAATTTGCTTTTCTATAATTACTTTAGCTCCAATATCTTTTATGCTAGCAAGAATACTAACAAGCTCTTCTCTATTTTCTTCTTGCGGCATCTTAAAGATAGTAGGCTCTTCTGTCATTATAGCTATGGCTCCTTTCTTTCCTGGGTCTATACCAACGAACATGATACCCCCATTGTCTTCATCTCTTCTCTTAAGAGCTGTGGTCTATACATAAAATACTTACCATTGTCAGATAGATAATAGTTTGCTTTTGCAATCTCTTCTATCTCATTCTTGAAGTATTTAGTAGTTCTTAAAGAGAATAGTTTTCTTTTTGATATAAGGAAGTCTTCATTCTTATCGTCGTGATTAACCATTATACGATGTTTCTTCCAGTTATCCTTAAGAGGAAAGCGAAGAGCTATAAGAACAGCATTGTAATATTTCAATTTTCTTAGTTCAATAATTTCTTGTGGTACACCCATGTTGTCACTAGAACTTGAAGCAGAAGAATTTGTTCTCTTTGCTTCAGCCATTATTGCACTAAACTTGTTCTGAGCTTCAGCTATAAAGGAAGCTTCACATTTTCTTGCTGCTCCTATATCTTTAGCGGCATCAATAATAGTTTGAGTCGCTATAAGTATTCTATCAAGATATACTGAGATATCTTTATTCTTTTCTTCTGCTCTTAAAAGAGCAGCTTGTGCTCCGCTTGTAAGTGTTATGTATGTGTTGTCCATTACAATCTCCTATTTGTAAATGATTTTGAATCTGCCACCTCGTGTCCTGAATAGCTCTAGCTTATCTTCTGGCACAGGGGCGTAAGTATCAGCTAAGAATTCTACTATCTTTATAGACTTATTTGATGATGGCTTGATAGATAGAACTTTCCTTGATTGATTTTCTATAGAGCCTGATCCTTTTCCTGAGAAGAGAGTTATGTTTCCTTCTCTACTATCCTCTCTTCTTGTCTGTGATACAAGGAAAAAGATAACACCAGTTTGTTGAGCTATCTGTTGAATACCTACCATAAAATCTTTTATGCCTTGGTGCTCACTCTTAGCCTCAGCAACAGCATGGTCTATAGTATCAATGACTATAATCTCTGGCCTGTCTTGAGACTCACATTGTTTCTTAATTGTACTGATTGTCGGTAGGCCATCAATAGGAATTACTTTGGAAAGTCTTTCTTTCCATTTATCATAAAGAGATGCTTGGTATTCAAGTGATCTTGTTATATGATAGTCTGGAACATCTTCAAGCATTTGTAATGCAGTGAAATAGAACAAGTCTGAAGGTTGTTCAGACGAGTAATAATAAGTCTTTCTTAGCTGTTCTATTGGTAGAAGAGTATTATTGTGCATGTTAACGCCATACAAAAGGTTCTTCATTAGAGTTGTTTTCCCAGCCTTTGTTACACCAAGAAGAGATATAACTTCTCCTCGTATAGCTGCGAAATCATTTACACCAAACTGAGCACCTATTTGTAAACCTTCCTTTCTCATCTTTACAAAGTTTATTTTCTTTGCTTGTTTGATAATGAGATCAGGGTCTGGACTCTCTGCTGTAGCATGATTACGCTCAGAGTAATGTATACATCTGGTTGAGCAAAGCTCCCCATTTACTCCACGCTTTTGTGCGTTGTTGCACGAATAATCATATCCTCTTCTATATGCTTGTTCTACAAGTTCTATAATGATCTTTTTCTCAAGTGGAGTAGTATAGTCATCAATCTTATTATTCCACATTAAAAGAAATTCTTTAGTCATCATAGATGGGACTCCTGCGGAAGCGAAATGAGCTGAAAGGATTAAGGTATCGATATGTCTTGAGCCCTCGATAGGGCCTCGTACTAGTCTGTTATAGATACATGAAGCCCGCTTATAGGGCTCAATAACTTTCTCATACGAGGCTATCTTGGGCAATTCTGTAGGGACATAGCTGGCTAGTTCTCCATCTCCATAATGCTCAGGCCAATTAAAGTTAAGTCTCTTGCTTTTTGCAAGTTCCTTAATATCATCTGGCTTAAGGGTAAGAGCTTCATATCTTGTAATAGGTATTTTATAGAGATTGCTCTTTTCATTAATAGAATGAGGGCATCTGATGAGTGCTTTTCTGTGATAGATACTATGATCTACAACATTCAGCATATCAAGCTCTCCCAGTAGCTTTTCTTTTGTAAGCCTGACAACAAGCTCTAAGTCTTGATGGCTTTCTGGGAAACCAAAGCAATCTCCATGTATCATAATATGATATCCTCTGCCAGAGAAATATAACTTATAGTTTTCTTCTCTTAGCCCAAGTTCATCAAAGTGATACAAGAACTTTTTAACTATGTTTAATACTCCTTCATCAGAAGTATCTCCCTTATCTATGTCTATAGGGAACCACGGGAGATAAGCTTGTATCATCCAGTCCCTTACAGGTGTTTCTGAAAGAATTTCCTTATCTTGATCTCTATATCCATAGATTGACATACCAATTTGCTCGTCACCATTAGCCAATACCCAGTCATATAATTCATCTTCATGAATAAGGATACCTCTTGGCTTGGAAAATCCTTTCCCTTTGGCGACTTCGTAAAGCATTTTAGATTGTCCGTTTTACAGGTTTAGTTTGTTGTGTTTGTTTATGTTGTTCTATCTCTTTTGATTGTTTTTCGAGATAGGCAAGCTGATCTTGATATGCTTTTTCTGCAGCAGCTTTGCCTTCTTCAGTATTTGAGTAGATGAATCTAGAACATCTGAAGAAATACTTACCAGCATAATCTCCAGTACCTTCTGCTTTATATACATAGACCACTACACGGAATCCTTGCTTATTCATAATCTCCAAGTTAAGCCAGGCAAAGATTTCATCTTCTTGGATGATGTTACCTTCTTCATCTTCGAAAGCTCCCTGCGGATTATAACCAGCTTTCTTAAAGCCAAGCTCATTAAGTATCGTATCATTGATAGTTTTTAGACCTCTAGAGTTTCTAATATCAACCATACCATCTTCAGCATATGCAATCTTTATGGGGACATAAATATCATGTTCTCTGTCATGTTCTTCAGGCCTTACCTTGAAGATAATGACATAGTCATTGCTGGGGTCCTTAATATACCTAATGTTAGGCAGCATAGGATCAGAAGGTTCTTTGCAATCTACCGACAATATTTCGGCTTTCAATACTCCAACAGGCTTGGGTGCGTATTCAGTTGTGTTGTCAAATGTGATTCTTGGCATTGATGTTTCTCCTTATGTTAGCTTTGTGAAGTTCTCAAAGAATTTTATCTCTGATATAATCTTTTCAAGTTTAAGTTCTTGTTCATGCTTAGCTGAGTATAGCTTTTCAAGCATTGATTCTTTTGAAATTAGCATACCCATTGATGCTGTTTTAGCTAATAGGTATTTGTCTTTCGTTTCGTCTGTAATCGGTACTGTAAGGATTTTATCATCCTTGTAAATAGTAACGGCAATGGCAGACAAATCTGATCCATTGTCAGCAAAGCCTGTAACTATACCTGGACAGATAGACCAGTCAGAGTATCCTTTTGCGAATACTACAACTGGTGAGCCAATAGTAAGATCAGACATATCCTTAATATCGCTATCATCACATCTTAATACCGAAGAATTTACTTTAATTTCCTGCATCTTTTCTCTCCTGAAATTTTTGACAGGCATTCATGATAACATTGTATAATGTATTATTGCCTGACTTATCCCAGATGAATTTGCGACCGTGTAGTGGTTCAATACGGGTGCCCATAATTACCTCAGAGTAACCTCTGAAGTCAGCAATATGCTTGCCTGCCTGATCTACTTCGAGAGTTACTATAGCCTCCGCATTGTAGCCTAAGCGTGAAGCAAGTCCTTCTGGCATAGCAGGTACACGTTTAACTACTACGTCTCTTCCATCTGTGATTGACACAGACTTTTTGAGGTGAGAGATTAGTATTAGTATGCCATTATCTTTGATAATGTCAAGCAGTGTATTGACAACGTTCATGACTTTCTCTCTACCTCTGATGTATGCACCAGCGTAGGGAATATCTTCAGGACTAACAGCATGAAGTATCTGAAGGTTAGGTTGTTTCCTTGTTTTCTCTTCAGCTATAATCTCATGCATTGCAGCTTCTACGCACCATAGATTTAGTTTGTCTACTGTATCTATGACGAGCGTAGTTTTGCCTGAGTCTTTCCATGTTTGCTCGATGAGTTCGACAGCTTCAGCCATAGACAGAGCAGGTATAGGGTCACCATTACTGTCTTTTAATCCTCTGTTAAGAGGAAGGATGATGTTACCGTTGTCATCGTGAGGCGGGTTAAGTGAATTGATTTGGACAGAGATAGCTTTATCTGTACGTACTCCTTGCTCAAGATCAAGGAATAGCACACCATCTTCTCCTTTAGGAGAGAAGGTAGAGAAAGCCGTAGTCTTTCCAGTTTTCTCAAATCCTACTGCCATCCAGTAGGTACCTGGGCTAAGCTTAGACCAGTCTGGTTTAGTGTTAGCCAGATAGTCTTTTAGTTGATACTTCAAGGTTTATACCTCCTTTGATTTTTTTTAGTCTTATTAATTATTAACAGGATGTTTATGTCAAGACTTATTCATACGGATCATCTAAGCTTCTATTTAACATAAACACAAAGACCACTGCAGCTATAATCAATGCTGTTGTCTGATTGCTAATAGCATTGATAAATACGAACACTAGTATCGCTATAATAAGTTCGTATATGAATATCATAAAGCTTGTCATAATACCTCCTTATGTTATTCAGCATGCAGTGGGCTTACACGCACGATAATTCTTTACTTGAGTTCTGAGCTTACTTCAGTAAAGATAGTTCGTCTATCGAAGTCTCAGAGAGTTTAACAAGTATTTGAGAGAATCTCTGTGAGTGAGTCAGCCCATGTTTTCTCTGCGAGTATCTGAGCATCGTCTTCGAGATCTGTCACGAAGTTTTTTAGCATACTCATAGCATGAGATCTGTACTTAGGCTCAGCCATCCATAATGCACACAGCATTGAGTTATATTGATTGTTGAGGACTCGTATTGCTTTGTCAACATGGGCGTTAAAACTGTCTTCCTTATATAGTTATTGATAGATTAGTATTTAAATAGGGGAGTGATTAGACTCCTCCGTGATTATTGGGCGTATGATATGTTTTCCCTAAAGCCTTATGAGTTAATCATTGTATAAACTAAAAAAAGGGGACAAAGCCCCTTATTTGGTGTTTGTATTGGTTTTAGAACTCGTAGGAAGATCAATTCCTAGACCCTTACAAAAGTCTATGAATGTTAGAGAAGGCGCATGCACCTTAACCTTGTCGTAAGCTACGCTGGCTGCAGTAAGGGCTGAGGCTAATTCTTCTGCCTTCTTAGCTGGAGACTTCTCTATTGCTCCTACTAGTTGACGATTTAAGGCTGTGTTAATTTCTCTATTATCGAGGTAAGTTAGTAACTGAATGTAATCCATTGTATTCTCCTTATAGTTGTTGATAGGTTTAGAATATAGATAGGGGAGTAGAGTATACTCCCCCGTGTATTACTTATATGGTAAATGTATGACGAGAACTGAGAAGGACTCTAGGTTCTGAACACGTTCATTGATGAAGTCTATGAAGGATAATAGTTGGTGTTCATCAATCTTGAACGAGTCTGTTTTTTGTGAGTCGGTGTAATAGATGGTAATTTCGTAATACATTTTGTACTCCTTTATTTTTTTTATTAGGTAAAATAAAAACCTAATTCACAAAGGGCATTAAGCATGCTTATTTAGCGTGCTAGTCTACCCAGTATATAGATATACACATAGGGTAAGTTATAAGGGAGAGTCCCCCTCCGTAAATTTTTGATACTGGTCTTAAGGCCGTTCTCCCCTCTCCAGATTTTCGATATCCCTCTTAAGGCTGTAGAATTGCTCAGAAGGGGTCAAATATCTCTTCTATGAGATTATCTATGTTAGGGTAGTATAGTTTATAGTGTTTGTATAGAAAGTGTCTCTATGAGCTTATATGGAGCTCTAAATAGTATTAGGGATTAGTATAGGGATATTGTATTGGCTATGGGGGGGACTATAGGGGGGGTATATACTAGTATAGTTACTAATATAGTTACTAATATAGATTAATATATTACTAATAGATATACTAGTATAGGTTAATGTCTTCTCTAGTATAATAGGCGATACGTAGTATCGCCGTATATATATATATATATATTAATATATATAGAGACTAGTATAAGAGTAATAGATAAATATAGAGATTAGTATAAGAGTAATAGATAGAGTAATAGATAGATTAGTATATAGATTAGATATAACAGCCGTACTACGTACGGCTTATATACTAGAGAATATATTAGTTAATAATAGAGTAATAGATATACTAGTAGACTACTAATAAAGTATTAATATAACTGTCTTAGACAGTATAGGGACGCTATGCTCTTAAAGAGGATAGTATAAAAAAATGCTTGACAAGTTTATTTCTGTAATTATCTTGTATACAGAAAGATTAGTGAGGTAGTTATGAACCTTAATAAAGATGAACTTATTAGAAAACGTAATGCGATACAAGAAATTATTAATAGAGCATATCGAAATGGCGGTGGTACGTATGCTGGAGCAGCTAAATTCTATGATGGAGACTTTAATGAGCTAGTTAAAGAAAGAAACAAACTTGACTCACAAATAAAACTTGCTAACAACACTCAATCATCTTTATCTCTAACTCCTACACAATCAACTGAAACAACTCCTACTGAGATAACACTTGTCCCCAATCTACCATCTGGTGTACAAAGGAGAATTGATGAACTAAGCGAAGAAGATAAAGCTCTTTTTAATAAGTTTGCTATTAACTACCTTGAAGATAAAGATGATATAGTGAATAAAATGACAAGAGCTGTCGTTAATCATTATCCACAAGTATTCCCTGAGCTTTACCATGTATATTCAACACTATATACAAATAACTCTACAGTCCCGAATATAGAGAATGCATCACAATGGCCAGTCTCTGAGCAAGAATCACCTATATCTGCTCCACGTGCTGTAGCTAATCCAAGCACCGGTATTCCGATTACAAAAGAAGATGTAAAATATGTTATTACTGAACTTGCATTTGCCCCCTTTGGTGGCAAGGCAGTTGTTGGTGTTGATTGGAACTTAGACGAAATAGCAGACACTATATTGACAGCAAGCAACGAGTATAATGTAGACCCCAGACTTTTTCTCGCTCAAGGCATCATCGAGAGCCACTTCGGCGCAAACCCTGATGCTGTCCGTAGTCGTAGAACTAAAAACATTTATAATGTTGGCGCTGTTGACGGCGGCAGAAATAATTATTACTCAAGCTATACAGATGGTATACGTGATTACGCAAGACTTATGAATCAAGAATATAACTGGGGCGGGGAAGGTTCATGGGTGACCCCAGAAATGATGATTGAAAAGAACTTTACGAGGTCAAGCGGGCAAGGTAGATATGCTACAGCCCCCAATTATACAAATGTACTACAAGAAATCGTAAAGAGAGTAGATAAGACATTGGCTGAAAGATACCAAGGCCGAAGCATGGTTCTTGTTCCTAATCCAGCTCGAAGTGAAGACCCTATCAGTGCCCCCGCAAACACACTAAGCTCTCCAGCTAGTCTAGTTAAAGCTGCTGTAGCAAATAAAGCGAGTCAGTACACTAAACCCAAAGGCATACTTGGAACTATTGACGGCCGGTTTTCTGGCCCACCCAACACAAGGATTCCTTTGTTTACACCTTGGGTTACACCTTGGGCAAGATAACACACTAATACAAGGAGAATAGAATGAAAATTATACCAGAGTCAGTAAGCGCACACTATACTTTGATTGAACGTAAAGTAATACAGATTAAGACAAACCTTCACATCCCAGAACAAAAACTTACTAAATACTCTACTGGGCTGGCTCTTAACGGTGAACATAAAGATAAGATTGTTCTCTATATGTTCTATGACCAAGTAGAGATTGATTCTTTTGATAAGAAATATGTTCTTGTTCCTACTCATCATGTTATCTGTGAAGTAGAACCAGAAGAGCATGAAGAAGTAACTGACCCATTTAGTCTGCCCAAAAAGAGCGAACCTTGGCACAACCTAAACGTGTAAATAGCTATGATGATAGTAGAGATACTCTACAGAGGCATACCTCAACAGTGCGTTCTCTACGATATCTGGGATATACCAGAAGAACAGATTGTTCTGCCACACACAGTTCTGACAGAAGATGTAGGTAAATATGCACTATACACAGACGGTTCAAGAATGCTCGCAAAGATTGTTCACAAACGGGGTATATACTTTAATACCCTTTGCGGGCTCTTCCACAAGTACGACTATGTACACATTTGCAGACCCAAACCACGTATGTCAGCATACTCAGGTCTGCTATTTCACCACGAACACGTCAAACTTAGAAGACCAAATCTTAAAGAAAGACAAACAGCAGAAGCGTTCCTTGCAAAGAAACTCCCAAGTAATAAAAGACTCTCAAAGAGGTGTATCTTGCTAGTACTTCAACGACTCCAAGAACACATGAATAAGAAGCAAATCAATGAAGAATGGATTATTGATAAGCTTAAGAAAGAAGCAGAGAACTCCCGCAATAGAGGAGCAGATAGATTAACAGCTATTACAATGCTTGGGCGTATAGGTGGCATAGAAATGGGTGTTGCAACAACCAATAAAAGCAAGGCTCCTGCACTATTTGCCCAGTTTAACAACTATACTATACAAGATAAACGTAGAAAGAACGCACAAGATACTATTGATTTACCCACAAGAAAGGATCTAGAGTCTGCTATTGAGGTTCTCCCAGAGATAGAAGACGCAGAAATCATCGAGTGCACACCACTATGATTGATATAACAGATATAGATCAGGCTCAAAGACTATATCAAGCTCTGTCAAAGGACTCTGCTCTCTTTGCTAAAGAGATTATGGGGCATATCGTTACTCGTATCCCTGATTTCCATAGAGAAGCCTATGAAGTAATAGATAAAAACTACCAATATCTTGCCTTCGTATGGGGTAGAGGCCTTGCAAAATCAACTATATCTCACACTATACAAGTAACTAAAGACATTTGCCACGCAGCAGAGCCCTATATTATCCTTATCTCTGAGACTATAGATCAGGCTTCTGCTGACTTAATCTCTGTACAAGATGAAATAATCAATAACGAGCTTATACATCAGCTCTATGGAGACCTAAAAGGAGAGATTTGGAACGTTCAAAGCATGGAACTTGCCAACGGCTGCTATGTAAAGTGCCTCGGCTATGGCTCTAGGGTACGTGGAGCTAAGTGGAAGAACTCAAGACCCACCAAGATTATCCTTGATGACTTTGAATCAGAGCAAAATTCCGCTACCCCAGAGCAAAGAGAAGAGGTGCAGCGCTGGATTAACGCCAGAGTTATGCCAGCAACAGAGGTTAGTTCATCTAAATATCAGTTCTGGGGCACGATAGTGCACCCAGACGCCTTTCTTGCAAAAGCGAAGAACCTGTCTTTCTTTAAACATCCCTATGGACACTACCAAGAAGTGCCAATAGAGCGTAATGGCAAGCCAGTATGGCCAGAAAGATACCCCATGTCATGGATAGAGTTCACCAGAAAGAGATATGAAGAGACAAAACAGCTCTCTTTGTTCCTTCAAGAGTACTATAACATACCATCTTTAACTGGTAAACCAAGATTTAATCCAGATATGATTACAGAAATCGATGGAGTCTTCCAAAGAGAGGGAATAATTACGTGGATAAAGCACGCAAACGGAACTAAAACACCAGTATATGTCTTTATCGGAGTTGATCCCGCTTCTTCTCTTGCAGAAACTGCAGATAATACTATTATGACAGTTATTGGAGTTCTCCCAAGCCTCGGAGCAAAGAAATATATCATTCTTGATATGTTTGCAGACAAGCTAACTCCCACTGAACAGCGTGATAAGCTGTTTGAGCTAGTGTATACCTATAGTCCCAAGATGGTCACCATAGAAACACAGGGATATCAAGGGGCACTAGAGGATATGTGCAGAGAAAAGATGCGTGAGAAAGGATTATACTTTGCAATTAAGAGCTTTAAGTCTAATAAATCTAAGTCAAACAAGTGGTTGCTTGGTCTTGAGCCAGTAATTAATTCTGGTGATATATCAAGACTGTCTGGTCTTAAGAATTGGCAACTTCTACAGAATGAATTAGTATGCTATAATGAGAACGTTAGGTCTCATGATGACACTATAGACGGATTATTTCTCGCACTTCAAGGATCGTATGCTCCACAAAATTATGACGTTGACGAAATGATTTGCTTAATGATAACTAAGCTCAGACATAGAGCAGATACCAAAAATAAACGTAAAAGAACATGGTTTACAACCTGAGGAATAATAATGAAAGCAACTAGTGGAACCCAAATTAGTTCTCTTCCACCTGATGGGAGAGGTGGGTCTATCCCTATCTTCCCTGCAGACACAGAGAGAACACAAACAATAACGCTAAGCGATTCTAATGTTGTTAAAAGCTCTGTGTTTTCTAGCACTAAAAGTAAAATTGTAAGAGTTGTTGTTGTTGATGCTATGGCATTTATCGGTACAGAAAGCGAAACCCTTAAGCAAACTGCGACTGCGTCAATGCCTGTGTTGCAAGATTCAACCATAGAAATCCCTGTTCCTGCTGGCGGTATCATAACCGTAAGAGGGGAAGGCGCAACAGTATACCTTACACCATCTTTGGATTAAAGGAATAAATAAAATGAGACATCTTAGTTATACAAATAAAAGCGATAATACTCTTGATTGTAGAGTCTTGCGTCTTGCAGGCATAAGCGATACGAGTGGAACCGTAATAAAAGAATACCTTGATGTTGCAGATGATGAGAGCTTCATCTATACCCCATCACTTTCTGGCCTTTATGCTGTTGCTACAAAAGCAGAAGGAGTTAAAACAGACTATGTTATCGATGAAGATTTTGTTCCTGTGTATATAACTGCAATACATAATAATTC